CAAATTTTGTAAATATTGTTGAACCATATCTTCGTGATGTAAAATCAAAGAGAGGTATTATTGACTTCTTGGTTGTTTGTGACGAAACAAATAACACTCCCGACGTGATTGATGGAAATCAGTTTAGAGCTGATATCTTCGTTAAACCTGCAAGATCAATTAACTTCATTGGACTTACCTTTGTTGCTACACGCACAGGCGTAAGTTTTGAAGAAGTTGTTGGAAACGTTTAATTCAATAGAGGAAACCCACAATGGCTAACTTAAACATTCCAAATACAAAAGACAGAACCCTTGATCAATTCAAGGGAAGAATGCTCGGGGGTGGAGCGAGACCTAATTTATTTGAATGTGAATTATTTTTTCCTTCTGATTCAATTCCAGTAGGAACTACCGAGGACGCACTTTCAGATAAAACTAGATTTTTAGTTAAAGCTGCAAATCTTCCTGCTTCCACTCTTGGAGTTATTGATATTCCATTTAGAGGAAGAAATCTGAAAATTGCTGGAGATAGAACCTTTGATCCTTGGACTATTACTGTAATCAATGATTCTGATTTCATAATTAGAACTGCCTTTGAAAGATGGATGAATCTTATCAACAAGCACGAAGATAATGCTGGAAAAAATAATCCAGTAGATTATCAGAAAGAAGTTTATGTGAAGCAATTTGGAAGAGCACTAACTAATGGTTCAACTCCAACAAGTGCAACTCAAATTCCAGTATTGAAGCAATACAAATTCTATGGAGTTTTCCCAACTTCAGTAAGTGATATTGCTCTTTCGTATGATTCTTCAGATACAATTGAAGAATTCACTGTGGATCTTCAAGTTCAATGGTGGGATGCTCTTGATCCTTCTGGCGCAACTCAACTTGGAACAGGAGCATAAATAGTAGAAACTGATTTAATTATTGATGGCTAAATTATTTGGATTTAAAATACAGGATACTGCTGGAGCAGATAAATCTAAAAGTATTATCTCTCCAGTACCTTCTAATGAGGAAGATAAGTCAGATTTTTATCTTCAAAGTGGATTTTATGGCCAGTATGTAGATATTGAAGGTGTATATAAAAGTGAGCAAGATTTAGTAAGAAGATATCGTGAGATGGCACTTCACCCAGAATGTGATAGTGCCATTGAAGATGTGGTAAGTGAAGCAATTGTATCAGATTTGAATGATTCCCCGGTAGAGATTGAACTTTCAAATCTTCCAGCTTCAGATAAATTAAAACAAATTATTAGAGATGAATTTAGAACAATTAAAGATATTTTAGATTTTGATAGAAAATCCCACGAAATCTTTAGAAATTGGTATATTGATGGAAGAATATTTTACCATAAAGTAATTGATCTAAAAAAACCAGAAGAAGGAATCAAAGAAATAAGATTTATTGATCCACTTAAAATTAGATTCATTCGTAAAGCAGAACAAGCTGGACCAAATGCAAATTTTTCAACTCCTATGGGATCAAGTAAGGATCCAATTGATATTTACCAAGCACCAAAAATAGAAGAGTATTACTTATATGATCCAAATTCTTCTATGGGTACTGGGGGAACTACATCATTTAGAAATGATACAAAAAGTGTAAAAATTGCAAAAGACGCTATTACATATATCACTTCTGGACTTGTAGATCGTAACAAACAAACAGTTCTTTCTTATCTTCATAAAGCAATCAAAGCACTTAATCAATTGAGAATGATTGAAGATAGTCTTGTAATTTATAGACTTTCTAGAGCACCAGAACGTAGAATTTTTTATATTGATGTCGGAAATCTACCAAAAGTCAAAGCAGAGCAATATCTTCGTGATGTGATGAATCGTTATAGAAATAAACTTGTCTATAACGCAGATACCGGAGAAATTCGTGATGATCGTAAGTATATGGCAATGCTTGAAGATTTCTGGTTACCTCGTAGAGAAGGTGGTCGTGGAACAGAAATCACTACACTTCCTGGTGGACAAAATCTTGGAGAACTTGCAGATATTGAATATTTTCAAAAGAAACTTTACAAATCACTAAACGTTCCATCAAGTAGAATTGATGTTGGTGGTGGCGGATTTAATCTTGGAAGATCTTCTGAAATTTTAAGAGATGAACTCAAATTTACAAAGTTTGTAGGAAGATTGAGAAAAAGATTTTCTCAAATATTTAATGATTTTTTAAAAACTCAACTTATTTTAAAAAATATCATTACCCCAGAAGATTGGGAATCATTATCTGATCATATTCAATATGATTTCATTTACGATAATCATTTTTCTGACTTAAAAGACAATGAACTTTTGAATGACCAATTAGGTGTAGTTGCAGCTATGCAACCATATATTGGAACTTATTTTTCGTCCCAATATATAAGACAGAAAATCCTTAAGCAATCGGACACTCTTATGGAAGAAATTGATAAACAAATCAAAAAAGAAATCAAAGAAGGAATTATACCAGATCCATCATCTATTGATCCATCCACTGGTATGCCATTCCAAGACAATACTGGAGGAATGCAATCTCAAAATAATGCTGGAGGAATGGATCTAGGGCAACCAATGATGGAACCAGATCTAGAAAAGCAAGGAAAATCTACTGATATCAAAATGCCTAAAGGTGGAGAGATATAAATAGTTTTTAGTTATTAATATATTATAACAGTATGGACGATTTAATAGATATGATTGCTGCTGGTGATTCTCAATCACAAGTTTCTGATCGGATTAAAGATCTTCTTTTCGCTAAAAGCGCAGAAAGAATAGATGCAGTAAGACCATATGCTGCTGTTAGTCTTTTTGGCGAAGAAGATTCAGAATCTTATGAAGATGATGAGTCCGATGAAGACGATGAAGATGAATATGAAGAAGAGGAAGACTGATGAGTTTTAGAATTGTACAAACAGTCAGTGCAGTAAATGCTGCCGCTGCAACTACCGCAACATCTAATCCCATTGCTCTCCAATCTGGATATATTCGTGTTTCCTGTGGAACAACTGCTGCTTACATTCAAATTTCTGAAAACCCAGTGGCAACCGCAAATGATTTTATGATTGTTCCAAATAGTTCAGAAATTTTAAAGCAAAGAGTTGCTAGACAAAGAATTTCTGGTATTACTACAGGAGCAACAACCGTTATAGATTTTGGCGAAAATAATGGAAATCCATTTATTGTTGGTGATTATGTAACAATTCAAAATGCACATCCTGCAGGAATTAATACAGTTCATTCACAAGTGACCGTATCAACTCCATCAAATATTACTTTGAATTATAATAGTTCTTCAGTTGTTGGAGTTGCATTAACAAATGCTTCCATTTCTAGAAGTGTGAAGGTTTCTGTATTTGCTCCAGTGGCAGCATCTGTAAGTATTGCAGAAGTTCAAACCGCATCACTAAACTAAAATGAAACTAATCACAGAAGAAATTCAAAAAGTAGAATTTATTGTTGAGGGTATAGGATCCTCCAAAAGAATGTTCATTGAAGGTATATACCTTCAAGGAAATACAAGGAATCGTAATGGAAGAGAGTATCCACTCGAAATTCTTGACCGCGAAGTAAGTCGTTACAACGAGTCTTTTATTCAAAAAGGTCGTGCTCTTGGTGAACTTGGGCATCCAGATGGACCAACAATCAATTTAGATCGTGTTTCTCATAAAATTACTTCACTTATTCGTGAAGGAAATAATTTTAAGGGAAGATCACAACTACTTTCCACTCCTATGGGAAAAATTGCACAATCACTTATTGGTGAAGGTGTGACTCTTGGAGTTTCTTCTCGTGGTGTTGGTTCATTAATTCAAACGAATGAGGGTCATAAAATTGTTGGTGAAGATTTTATGTTAGCAACTGCTGCTGATATTGTTGCAGATCCATCTGCTCCCGATGCTTTTGTTCGGGGAATTATGGAAGGAAAGGAATGGGTTTGGGATGGAGGAATTTTAAGAGAGCAATTTGCAGAAAAGACATATAAAACAATAAATACATTAGTTGATAAGAAAATGCTCAATGAGCATAAAGTAAAATTATTTAATAATTTTCTTTCAAATCTTTAAATTATAAATAAATATAGATTTAACAAAGGTAAATCGGAGAGTTCAAATGTCCCGTGGTAAAAACTTACAAGAAATGGAAACAGGCACTACACAATCTCGTACTGCTGTAAATGCTAATGCAAAGGCAGCAGAACCAATGCAAAAGTTGAGCACAGGCATTCCTGATGGTCAAACTGGTTCTTGGGAAGACCTCGGAGGTCCTACCCCAGAAAATTACAGACCAGATGACGATTCTGCTAAACTTAAAACTCCTGGAGCAACCCTTAAGCAAGTTAAGGATGTTGTAAATAAAGGAGCAAAAGCAGCAGAACCAATGAAAACTGGTTCTGTAAAAGAAGATTCTGAATACGATGATGAAGATGAAGAACTCTTGGAATCTGCCGATGAAGATGATGAAGATGACGAAGATGATGAAGAAGAAAAAGTAGCAAAGAAAAAATCTTCCAAAAAATCTTCTGATGAAGAAGATGAAGAAGACGAAGAAGATGGTAAGAAAAAAATGGAAGAATCAATCAGCATCGAAGAAGATGTTGATGCTCTTCTCGCTGGGGAAGATCTTTCTGAAGAATTTAGAGATAAAGCAAAGTTAATTTTTGAAGCAGCAATTAATTCAAAAATTTCTGAAATTTACGAATCTCTAGAAACACATTACGAAAATCAACTTGTTGAGCAAGTTGAAGAAATTAAATTAGAATTAGCTGAAAGAGTTGATTCATATCTTGAGTACGTAGCCGATGAATGGCTACAAGAAAATGCCCTTGTTGTGGAACAAGGACTTAAAACTGAAATGACCGAATCGTTCCTTCAAGGAATGAAGGGTCTTTTTGAAGAGCATTATGTATCAATCCCTGAAGATAAATATGATGTAATAGAGAGTATGGTAGATAAACTTGATGAAATGGAAACCAAACTCAATGAGCAAATTGAAAGAAATATTGCTCTAAACCAAAGACTAGCAGAATCGGTTGCCGATGTAATTTTAAGTGATGTTTCTGAAGGTCTTGCAACCTCCCAGAAAGATAAACTTGCTTCCCTATCTGAAAGTGTTGAGTTTGAAAGTGAGGTAAACTATCGTGAGAAGCTAGCGACATTGAGGGAAGCATACTTTCCAAGAAATGCTGGCACTCAAAAAGGGTATTCGGAAGTAATTAATGAAGAAGCAAATTACGGTCAGCCAGTTTCTGGTGTGATGGAATCTTATCTTCAGACACTTTCCAGAGTTTCTAAAAAGTGATTTTCAAATCATAAATCAAACTAACAATTTCCAAAAGAGGTAAAACAAATGCAAATGTTCAATGCAGAACAATTGCAGGAGAAGTGGGCACCACTCCTTAACTATGAGGGTCTTGATCAAATCAAGGACTCACATCGTAGAATGGTAACCGCAGTCCTGCTAGAAAACCAAGAAAAATTCCAAAGAGAGGAGCGCGAGTTCCTTTATGAAGCCCCAGTCAACTCAGCTGGTACTGGTGGTTATAGTGGTAGTGCCACTGCTACTGGTCCTGTTGCAGGTTTCGATCCAGTTCTAATCAGCTTGATTCGTCGTTCTATGCCCAACTTGGTCGCTTATGACCTCGCTGGCGTACAACCAATGAACGGTCCTACTGGACTTATCTTTGCGATGCGTTCACGTTACACTAACCAATCTGGATCTGAAGCTCTGTACAATGAAGTTGATACTTCATTCTCTGCAGAAAATGCAGGACAGAATCTTACAGGTGGATTTACTGATGGCGTTGCTGGTTTCGGTACTACTTCAAACCCAGCAGGTACAAACCCAGGTCTTCTTAACCCAGTAGGAACCGCTTCAACCAATAGCTATGCTACTGGTCAAGGCATGAATACCGGAGACGCAGAAAACCTTGATGGTAGTGGAGCAGGTGCGTTCAACCAGATGGCGTTCTCAATTGAGAAAGTCACCGTTACTGCAAAGTCACGCGCACTCAAAGCTGAGTATTCATTAGAACTCGCTCAAGACCTTAAAGCTATTCACGGTCTAAACGCAGAAGCAGAACTTGCTAACATTCTCTCAACTGAAATCCTTGCGGAAATCAACAGAGAAGTTATTCGTACAATCTACAAGATTGCCGAGCAAGGCGCTGCTGTTAATACTGCAACCGCTGGTATCTTTGACCTTGACGTTGATTCTAACGGTCGTTGGTCAGTTGAGAAGTTCAAGGGTCTTCTTTTCCAAATCGAGCGCGATGCTAACGCA